TGTATGGTATGACGCCAACAGAGAGGCCATCCAGGAAGCGATGGCAAAAGGAGAAATTAAGTAAATGGCAATTGATAATTTCATTCCGGAGATATGGGCTGCTGAAGTCCAGAGAGCTCTGGAGAAGAATCTGGTATATGGCCAGGCAGGAATAGCCAACAGAGACTATGAGGGCGAGATATCCGCTCAGGGGGACGCCGTCAGGATAAATCAGATTGGTCCTGTCACCGTCAAGTCCTACGCCAAGAATACTGACATTGACAGCCCCGAGACTCTGACCGATGCCCAGCAGGTGCTCCAGATCACCGAGCAGGATTATTTCAATTTCCAGATAGACGACATCGACAAGGCTCAGCAGAAGCCCAAAGTCATGCAGGCAGCTATGGCAGAGGCATCTTACGCCATGCGGGACTCTGTAGATCAGTTCATTGCATCTCTCTACACCGATGTCTCTGCAAGCAACCTGAAGGGCACCGATGCCGTTCCCATCACCCCCAACAATACCGCAGGAGATGCCCAGAACATCTACAATATCATTGTAGACTGCGGCGTGCTGCTGGATGACTCCCGGTGTCCTCTTGAGGGCCGGTGGATGATAGTTCCACCCTGGTTCTACGGTCGGCTCCTGAAGGAGGATCGCTTTGTGAGCACCGAAAAGGCAGGAACAAGCGCTGGCCTGAGGAATGGGCAGGTTGGTATGGTGGACAACTTCACAATCCTGCGAAGCCACAATGTCCCCAACACAGCCAGCACTAAGTACAAGATCCTGTTTGGAACTGCCCAGGGCATCACCTTCGCCAATCAGATCAATAAGGTAGAGGCCTTCAGGCCTGAGAAGCGCTTTGCCGATGCTGTCAAGGGATTGAATACCTACGGCGCTAAGGTCACAAGGCCGCAGTGCGTAGGCGTCATGACTTGCAATTCTTCCTGAGGTGAATGAGATGAGACAAATTTTTATTTTAGTGCTGGCAGTGCTTATGCTGCTGGCCGGGAATGCGGCTGCCACCGGAACGACTTATAACCAGACATTTGCCGATACGGATAATGGCGGTTCTAATATCTGGTCATCCATCACCGCCGGATATTACACCTACTGGGCTGGAACTGGTGGATCTCTGCCGATCTTCATCGTGAATACTTCGACCACTACTAGCAAGAACGGGATTAATATCACTATCCACAGTGGCCCGTTCATCCAGGGAGTGATGGATGATAAAGTCTATACCCTCACGGCCAACCGCACCTACATCCTCGGACCATTTGACCTGTCCAGATTCAAGCAGCTCAATGGCACCCTGCTGGTGCAGTCCAATGCCACCAGAGGCAAAGCGATTGCAGTGAGCGTGGCATCATGATCGTAAGGAACAAAGAGACGGGGGCAACTCATGAGGTCGCCCCTGGCACAAGGGCAGAGCGACGGATCAAGGGAGATCCTCGCTACGAGGAAGTCAAGTCAACCGAGCCCAAGAAGCCGGAGAAATCCGGCTGAAAGGAGGATAACTTATGGCTCTATATCCTGTAGTTCCCAGAGATTACCAGGGTTGGCAGCAGCCGGTCCTGGATATTCTGAATGATCCCCCTGGGGCACCGTCGGAAGGTGATAGATATCTCCTAGACACCTCCCCCACCGGGGCCTGGGCAGGCAATGCTGGTAAGATCGCCACATACAACGGCACCGGCTGGGACTATGCCACGCCGGCAGAAGGCTGGTATGTCTATGACATAGATAGCAACGCCAGAATGGTCTATGACGGATCGGCTTGGTCCGCTGATAGTGCATCGGGCGAGACCAACACCGCCAGCAACCTGGGCGATGGCGCGGGGCAGGTCTATAAGCAAAAAGTCGGTGTAGATATCCAGCTCCGGACTATCAAGGCGGGGACTGGTGTCACAGTCACCAACAACACCAACGACATAACCCTGGCCGCTGATCCCGCCAATATCGCCCATAACAGCCTATCAGGCTATGCCGCTGCCAACCACCGGGCCGTGAACTGGAATGACTCCACCAAGTGCGTAGAAATAACTATCTGAGGGTGAGATGGCCGTCTACAAAGTCCCTGCCTATGCCGATTACAACAGGGGCACATCCACCGGTATCGGCAGCGAGCAGACCATAGCCCACGGCCTGAGCGCCAAGCCCACGGTGGTAAAGATCTACCCCACCGAGGACCCGGCAGGGA